CGCATCGGAGGCTCAAGGTCCGCAAAGAACGTATATACCGGACTGTCGTTCTTAGGATTGTCAAGGATCGTGAGGATAGCGGCTTTCAGCGCCCCTTTCATGCGTACAGCTTCGCCATAGCCGATGTCTTCCCCCAGATGGTGATATTTCTGAATCGCCATGTGACTGATGTCGAACGGGAACACCATTTTGTCTTCCGCCATTGTGATGGTGGTGTATGGCCGCAAAGCGTGCCGTACGCCCAGTTCGTAAAAGGCATTCGGATTGGATGTGGAAACATCGGCGATAACCACGTCGGCGGTCAGCAACTGCTCGAACATCGGGACATCGATCGTGCCGGAATGCACGATTTCATCGGCTCGTTTGCACACCAAGCCGGCTTCCTCGGCAGCGGGTTTAATGATGTAGGCGTATGACTTGTCCAGGTCGAGAACCCGCCCGGTAGCATAGTCCGTTTTCTTGCCGAAGCCCATTACGACGAAACAATTTTTTTGTGCCAACGCGCTCTCCTCTCGATGGAAGGGCTATTCTACCGTGATCTAGGCCTAGTAACAAAAGTCTTCCAAAAAGTTTCTCTCGCAACGAGAACAACTTAGCGGCCAATTTTTCGCCGCGGCGCACAAGCGCGTTGCTACCTTCGTGTGCGGATGAAAGTGGAGAGGACGGAGAGTAGCGAACCGGGTGAGTTCAGCCGTATTTGCTGGACTCGCGATCCGCTTCCTTCACAGAAGACCTTTCAAGCTCTGAAGGAGCGTTTCAAGGGTTTCTCAGGACCGGTCGGCTCCGGGAAGAGCGCTGCTTTGTGTTTCGAGGCGATGTCGCTAGCCTACATCAACGAAGGACGACAAGGAATGCTTGCTGCGCCTACGTTCGCGATGCTACGCGATGCGTCACAGCGATCGTTAGCGCACCTGCTGGAAGAGCAGGATGTCGAATTCGAGCTGAAGAAGGCCGATGGCGAATTGGTCATCAAGGCGTCCGCCAGTGTAATTTTGCTGCGTTCATTGGACGAGCCGGAAAGGCTGCGGGGGACCAACCTGGCGTGGTTTGGCATCGACGAGCTCTCCTACGCAAGCGAAGATGCGTGGGTCCGGCTGGAGGCCCGCTTGCGCGACCCGCAGGCCGCCCAGCTATGCGGGTTTGCAGTCTGGACGCCGCAAGGGCACGACTGGATCTATAAGCGATTTATCCATATGCCGGTGGCGGGCTACGGATGCGTTCGCGCGAAACCGTTCGAAAACCGTTTTCTGCTGGATCGCACGCCGGACTACTACGAGCGCCTGGAGAGCAGCTACGACCCGAAGTTTTATCGGCAGGAGGCATTGGGTGAGTACGTAAACAGCCGGGCCGACCGCGTCTATCACTGCTTTAACAGGACGGTGCACGTGACGCCGCAAGCCTACGATCCACAGAGGCCCCTGCTATGGGCCCTGGACTTCAATGTCGCGCCAATGAGCTCGGTCTTGCTGCAGCGTGAGGGAGATCGGCTGACGGTGATAGACGAGATCGTGTTGGAGCGCGCCACTACAGAGGAAGCATGCATGGAATTTGAGAACAGGTACAAGAGGCACACCGGTGCTTTGGAGATCTGCGGCGACGCGAGCGGAAGGAACATGCATACCACCGGCAGCAATGACTATTCGCTGCTCCAGGGCTTCCTTTACAAAGCCGGCTTTCGCGACATCAAGCTAAGTGTTCCGCCGTCCAACCCGGCAGTGTTGAGCCGTGTGCAGAAAGTAAATGCGCTGCTGACGAATGCGCTCGGTGAAGTGCGGCTGGAGATCGACCCGCGGTGTAGCGAATTGATTAAGGACTTTGAGGAAGTGACATTCAAGCCGGACTCGGGCGTGATCGACAAGCTCCGTGACCCGCGCCGGACACACGCCTCCGACGCGCTCGGATATGCGGTTTGGCAGCTCTTCGGAGACAAGCCAAAGATGGGTGAAATCAACAAGCGCCTTTTTTAGCGCCCAGGAAGAAAAGATGATTCAAATCGATCAAGAGCATCTCGAATATAAGCGGCAGGCGTCGACGTGGCGTGTGTATAGAGATCTGTACGCGGGCGGCCATCAGTTCAAGCTGCGTGCCGCTGACTATTTGCTGCCTCGCCAGAAAGAGCCGCTAGACGTGTATGGCGAACGCTTGCAGCGCGTGTTCTACGAAAACTATGTCGGCTCAATCGTCGATTGGTATGCGTCGACGCTGTTCCGCCGCGAACCGAGCGTGAACTTCGAAGGCGGCCTAGAATCGGGCCACACGTTTCTGCGCACCTTGGCGAATGATTGTGATTTGAAGGGGACCAGGCTTGCTAGCTTTCTGCGCCGCTGTCTGATCGAGGCGCTGGTGGTGGGAAGCAGTCACATTCTCGTGGATTTCCCGCGTGCGGCGAAAGCTCCTCTAAATCGCGCCGAGGAAGATTTCGCTGGGTTATCGAGGGCGTTTCTGGTCCGCTATGAAGCCGAAGAGCTCATTAACTGGAGCCGGGACGAGCGAGGGGAATACGAGTGGGTTGTGCTCAGGCACAAGGTGCAGCGCCAGCCCAAGGTGGCTTCGTCCGAGGTCTTGAATGAGACCTACTGGTACTACTTCGATAAGACCGAATTCAAGACTTACCGTCGTATCGAGGGCGCAGGGCCTTCGGGTGGAATTCATCTGGTGGCGCAGGGACTGCACGGCTTGGCGCGCCAAAGCCGCGTGCCACTCTTTACGCTGCAACTGAGCGATGGATTGTGGCTGATGAACAAGGCCGCTCAGCTGCAGCTGGAGCACTTCAACAAATCGAACGCGCTTGGCTGGGCGATCACCATGGGCTTGTTCGCGATGCCGGTGATCTATTCTGACCGCGAATGGAACCAGATCGTAGGCGAAAGCTACTTTATTCAACTTGGTCCGAACGATAGATTCGGCTGGACCGAGCCTGACGGAAAGGTTTACCAGATTGCGGCGGCAAACCTGGAGACGCTCAAAGAGGAGATCTATCGGGTCTGCTACCTCTCCCAAGCGTCAGGAGAAATGACGGGAGGCCACGCGCAGTCGGCGGTCAGCAAGCAAATTGATTTTACGATCACGCAGGAGGTGTTGCGCGCTTATGGAACGGCCGTCAAAGACTTGGTCGGCGCAATCCTCACCGCTATCAGCGAAGCGCGCCAGGACGGCGTACAGATTTCAGTAACCGGTATGGACGAAGTAGATATCACCGACTTCGGAACTGAATTACAGCAAGCCGCCAATTTATTGGCTCTCGGAATTACCTCGCCGACGTTGAAGCGTCAGGTCTTCCAGCGGCTCGCCTTGAAGTATTTAAGCGACGCCAGGCAGGAAGTCAAAGACCAGATTACGCGCGAGATTGAAGCGCAGGTAGTGAGTTAGTAGAAGAAAAGGAACGAAATGTCAGAGCAAAAGCCGATGGAAAACGATGCACCGGCCACTCCGGATATCCGTGACATTGTCAAGCAGGCGATTCACGAGTATGTGCAGGCCGAGCACCAAAAAACCGAACCCGCCTACAAGGTGGAGCTGCAGGAGGAACGCAAACGGCGCGAAAGCCTGGAGGGCCGGCTGAATCAACTCGTCGAAGAAAATCGCAAAGCCCGTGCCTTGGCCGAAGAGACCGATCGTGGCTCTCAGATCCGAAGTGAACTGCAGCGGCTCGGCATCGCCAAGGTAGATCTGGCGTTCCGCGCGGTGAAGGACGATATTGTGCGCGGCGACGACGGACGACTGCTGGCTCGCGGTGCGGATGGCAAGTCCATGCAGGAGTATCTGTCCAACTTCGTGCAGGAGAATCCGGAACTGCTACCCGCGCGAATTGCCGGCGGAAGCGGCGCTCAATCGCCTGCAAGAACCGCAGCCCATGGTGGATCGGCCGGCATAGAGATCGAAAAGATCAAGCCGGGAATGAATAAGGAAGATCTCGATCGGGTGCGTCAGGAAATTTCCAGGCTGGCTTCACAAGCCATTCGCGGCACATAAAAGACGCGGTCTCGCCTGCAAACCTGTTCGCTTTGAAGAGAAGAGGTGCAAAAGTCGCACCTCGACAATCATTTAGGAGATTTATGTCAACAATTACATCTGCCAATCTGGCGAATGCGATCGTGAAGCTTGTAGCTGCCGACGCGTTGCCGGCCCTGATGGGAAATCTCGTCATGGGAAATTTGGTGAACCGCGATTACGAGCCGGTGCTGGCACATGCCGGAGACACCGTTAATGTGCCGATTCCTCCGGTGCTCGTTGCGAACAACATTGCGGAAGGTGGCACTGTCACTCCGCAGAACCCGAGCTTGGGGAACGCGCAGATCGTCCTCAATACTCACTCGGAAGCGACCTTCCAGATTCCGGACGTTACCAAAGCGTTGGCTTATCCGGAGCTGTTGAAGGCATACATGCAGCCTGCGGTGGTGGCGATCGCTTCGAAGGTCGAAAGCGACCTGTTGAAGCTGTACAGCCAATTCACTGCCATCACGCCGCTGGGTGCTGCGGCGACGCCTGTAACCGAAGCGACGATCGATGCGGCCGAGTCGGCCCTGTTCGCCGCGATGGTGCCGGCAAGCGCCTCCAAATATCTGGTTGTGGATTCGAGCACATACTCGCAGATCCGCCAGATTCCCCGCTTCAGCGAGTATTACACCGCTGGTGAAGCCGGCTTGAAAGCGCTGGTAGAAGGCAACGTCGGAAAGATCAAAGACTTCTTTATTTTCCGTTCGCAGTTTGTACCTCAGACCGGTACTACCACGATCAACAACCATAGCCTCGCGTTTACGCGCGATGCGATCGGCTTGGTTGTCCGGCGCCTGCCTCAGCCGCTGCCCGGTACGGGTGCGGTTGCTGAGTACGCCGAAATGGGTAACTTCGGGATTCGCGTCGTGATGAGCTACCAGCCGAATACGCTGGCTCAGCAATTCACGGTAGACGTGCTGTACGGCTGCGGCGTTCTTCGGAACAACTTTGCCGTGCAAGTCAACAGCTAACCGGATTTCAATTCAGACCGTTCGATGGGAGCCGTCGCTTGGCGGCTCCTTTTCATTTTTTGGAGAACAGCTGTGGATTTAAGGCAATATTTCAAAAAGATTCGGGATACGGAAAGTGGACTGGCCGATTCGTTCCCACTGGTGATGAGTCTCGAAACGACCGACGGCGGCAAGGCCGGGGTTGCTTCGGAAGTGAGCCGGGAGCAGGCGGCAAAGTTGATCGTCGAGGGTTGCGCGAGATTGGCGAATGAAGCCGAAAAGAAGGCCTATTTCGATAAACAGGCCAGCGAGAAGAGAGCCGCGGACAGAGCCGAAATGGCGCGGCGGGTGCAGGTGACCATCGTGAGCCAGCCGGACGTTGTAGATGCGAGTCTCGATCACCCGCTGAGTGTGCCGCAGGCATCCAGAAAGTAGATTTTCCATGGCGCTGTTCACTGATTCAAGTGTAATTACTCTCGACGACCTGTTGCCGTACGAGGTCACATTAGTGCAGATCGCGTCCCCTCACGGGATCAATGTGGATACCAAGATCCACCTGGCGAGCAGCGCGGTGGGGGACAAGTTGATGCTCTGGCTGCGGGATAGCGGAATATCCGACCCGCAGTTTGCCACCCGCCGGCAGGTAGGACTGTCCACGGTTGTGGTTACGCCATCATTACGACGATGGCTGTCATTTGAGTCGCTGGCGCGGTTCTTTGCCGAGGCCCATAACGTCCAACTCAACTCTAGATTTCAAGGTAAGTGGATGGAATACCAGCAGGCGTCCGACAAAGCGCGCGACGCCGTCGCCCGCGACGGCGTCGGGCTCGTCTATCATCCATTGCCTGAACCGGCGATGCCCACGGTGACTCTGGGTGCTGGCAATCTGTCGGCTCAGTCGCTGTTCGTGCAGACCACATGGGTCGATGCGGGTGGCAACGAGAGTGAAGTCAGTCCGGTGAATGGCTTGCTGCTGAACGACAACTCCGGAATTGACGTGGCGATGGCTGAAACCGGAGCGCAAATTCCGCCCACGGCGACGGGCTGGAATGTGTATCTTAGTTCCTCGCAAACCGGGCCGGCTCTGCAGAATAGCACGCCATTGGCAATAGGGGGCAACTGGAGCCTGCCATTGCGTGGCGTGGTCGGCGGTCCCGCGCCTACCGGCGGCCAGGATCCCGATTTTCACATCCCAATCTCCAACAGGATTCGGAGGGGCTAGCATGCTTCCGTTAACACTGTTAGCGTCGCGCAAGCTCGCTAGCTTATTAGTGACGAACAACCTTCTTGCACAAACCATCGGCAGCCTGGCGCAGGGTGCCGGTGTGGCGATCCCGCTTATAACTTCCGATCAGGTGGTGTTGAGTTCGGCGCCCCGCGAAATCGGCGACAGGGAGATCGAGTTCAATTATCCCCGCGTCTGCGTGTACAGCAGTCAGCTGAAGAACACCCAGCAGGAGAAGTTCCGCTCATTTTCGGGAGGCATCGTTGTCGCCGCGGACATATGGTCCAGTGGAAATCTGCTCGATGATTCGGATCAATGGATCCACTACTACGTTGAAGCGCTGACATCGATATTGCGGGCAAATCGAGGAGACTGGGGAGACGGGTTTCTCTTTTCTGGAATTTACGATGTGCAACTGCAGCCGCCGAAAGTAGGTGGCTTCGGCTATGTGGAACTAGCGAGAGTGACTTGTGGCTTGAATGTGAGCCTCACCTAGAACGATCATGGGAACCTATATTTCCTCAAATGCAAACCGCTTCTACGCTGCCGTGGAAACAGGGTATGGCGTACCGGCCGCTGTCGAGGCGGCGAATCGTTTTCCAGCCGTTCGGCTGAAGGCCCATCAAGCGCTTCAGGCCGGAAAACGACTGGACAAGACCGGAACGCGAACATATTTCGGCACCGCGAAAACCTCCAGACGGCAGTCGGCTTTTGAGGTGAGGACCTACCTCACATCATGGAACGGAACCGGGCAGCCGTGCTACGGGCCTCTGGTGCAGTCGGCCATGGGAGCGGCGCCTGAAATCGCGCAAGGACTGACTCTCGCCTCGGGGCCAAATGGATCGCAACTTGAAACGACCGCGCCGCACGGTCTCTCTTTAGGGTCTGCTGTCTCGAGCGGGAATGAAATCCGCTTCGTTGCCTCAGTGCCTGGGCCGACCACATTGGTAATGAACGTGCCCTTTTCCACTACTTTGGCAGCGAATATGACGCTAGCTCCCGCGATTACTTACAAGCTTGCAACCAATCCTCCGAGTGTTACCCTTTACGACTATTGGGATCCGGCGAACGCGGTAAGTCGAATGATTAATGGCGCCGCCGTAGACGTTCTAGGAATGCTCGTGAATGGCGATTTCCACGAACTCGTTTTTAGCGGTCCGGCCGCGGATCTTCTGGATTCTTACAGCTTCGTGGCGGGTACCGCGGGATTGGGCGCTTTCTCGGCGGAGCCTGCGTTGACGAACTTCGATTACTCGATCGTCCCAGGGCACCTTGGACAAGTTTGGCTCGGCAATCCTGCCAGCCAGTTCTTCACATTGATTGAAGCAAGCGTCGAAATCAAGAACAACATTGCGGTTCGAAACCAGGAATTCGGATCTTCGTATCCAAGAGCGGTTGCACACGGTCCCCGCCACGTCATCTCCGAGTTTACGTTGTTCGCCCAGGACGATGCTCAGACGAACAGTCTATATGCGGCCGCCAAGCTCCGTGACCCATTTCCTGCGATGCTGCAACTAGGCCAGCGGCAGGGGCAGATCATGGGCGTCTTTTTGCCGGCAGTGAGTCCTGAAATACCGAACTACAACGATTCGGAAACCAGACTTTTGTGGGAATTCAAAAACAACGTGGCACAGGGAACCTCGAACGATGAAGTCTACATCGCCTTCGCCTAAAGAAGTGAGTTATTCGAGCCTGTCATGGCACAAGAGCAAAACAATCGAAGGCGTTCGATTCGCTATCAAGCGTGTCTCTCTTGCCCAACGCCTGGAGTTAAATCGGCGGGTGCGGGAGTTGACGCTCCGGCACGAATTCTTGAAGAGTGGCCCGGCGGCTGATCAGCTCGAGGCGGCCTGCGCGGATCTTCTGGTTCGAAAGTTGTACGTCGAGTGGGCGCTCGGCGATCTCGAGGGCCTGGCGATCGACGGACAAACGGCCACCATTGAGCTGTTGATTGAGAAAGGTCCGGAGGAATTGGTCGACGAAGTAATTGCGGCAATGCAGGAAGAGATCGGCCTTTCCGAAGAAGAACGAAAAAACTTCTAGTCGCGTTCCATTTCCAATTTTCCTCGCCGGCCGCGTGGAACTGCGACACCTGTAGATCGAGCGGTTTGGTGAAAATTCGGAATTGTGCCTGGAGTATGGAGGTCGAAGGGGCGCCGGTGGTCTGGGCACGCGGCGCAGTTATTTCGGCGCGTTGTCCGAAGTCGATCATCACTGCTCAGAGCGTTTTGTTCCTGGAGCAATTTCGATGGTGGAAGGAATTGGGTGGAGACGTGTGGTCGATGGAAGCAAAGAACGCCGAAGCGCTTTTATTACTAGAACAAGAATGGCGAACGGAGATGCAGAATGGCAAACTCTAAGAATCAACTGCCAGGGCTGAAGCAGCTCGCTAGCGCAAAGACGAGGGCGCCGGGCGTGGGTTCACTTCAGCAACCCGAGAGTACGCCGGCCGCTGGGTTTTCTCGGCCAGGACGACTACGCGATGTCAGTTTTTCCTCGCTGACCCGAAAAATTACTTCCACCGGCCTTCGATTCGGCGGCTCATCGAGCTCCGCTACAACATCCTCTGGAACTGGCAGCGAATGGACAAATTTGTTGAAGCAAACTGCGAGGGGCGGCGTGTCGAGTGGCCTTGGCGGCGGCCTCAAAGATATTGGCGGAATTGCCTCGATTGTGTCGGGATTCATCAGCCTATTTGGCGGAGGTAAGAGTACGCCCCCTTCGCCGGTTCATTTTGAAGCTCCGGCTTCGCGAAATCAGATCGCTTTCATCGGATCGGCAACTGGCGCCGAGAAATGGTCGGAGAGCGGGACGTCTGGACAAAGTGCTTCTTCGGAGGGCATTTACGCGAGCGGCCAGGAAGCGAGTGTGCAATCGCTGCAATATCGAAGCGCGCAAATCGCACAGGCGGTAAAGCATGCGCTTCTAAATTCCAGTTCGCTGAGCGACGTAATTGCGGAGATCTAATGGCAACCTTTCCCTCGTTGAATTCGAACGCCGTTACTCAGTACCCGGCGGCGTTAGCGCATGTCAGAGCCGGGCGAATTGTCAGATTTATCGACGGTTCCGACCAGCGCTTCGTCACGCTTGGCAAAACCCTGCGTAGCTGGCAGATCGACCTCACCCTGCTCAACGAACAGGAACTCAGCCAGATCGAGGCATTTTTCGAAACGCAGGACGGGGAATATTCGGTGTTCGACTTTCCAGATCCATTCAGCGGAGCGACCGTTCTGAATTGCCGCTTTAGCGCTCCGACGTTGGTGACCGCTTATCAGGCGACCGACGTCGGAGCGGCATCTTTTTGGGTCATAGAGACAAATGGCTAATCTTTTTTTCCCGCAGCTCAAGAGTGGAGCCTACGCCCAGTATCCGCTGCAAAAGACACGGGCTGCTCGCACAATCAAGAATGTGCTGGCTGATGGCAGCATGGTCGCATTTGCGGATCCGGGTAGTTCACGCCTGTACTGGCAATTGTCGTTCGCGGAATTGACGGCGGTCGAGGCAAACGCCCTTCAAG